ACAGTTAAAAAATGAGAGAATACGTTTACAATCTATGGAATAGCATAATGGACGCCAATTGGAATCCATTAAGACATATTAAAGACATGCAAGTAAGACACCTAGTGATACAACTTTTGGCATGGATGTGGTGTATTACATTTTCACTTTATTTTGGTTCTTTTGTTATATTTGGATACACAGTCGTGGCGCACTTTATGATAATAATAGCAGTGGTTGTCACAGTGGTTACATTTAAAAAAGCAGAGGACTTCAAGGATACAACCAAGAACGCATGAAGGCGAACAACAATGGATATGCCCAATCACTGGCTACAAAAATATTCAACCAACTTATAAACATTCAAACTAACAGGCACATTAAAAACAATAGGCCACGTTTAAGTAATTCTGGATTCCTGTTCACAACCAAGGACATACAGAAGGTGATCGAATCACACGACAAAGATATCAACACTCCTATACATTGGAAAACAATTGAGTAAAGAAGATAATATAGAGTTTCAAGGGATTGTAACAGATCTCCTCCCTGAATCAAGATGCATGGTGGAACTGGAAAATGGACACAAGGTGTTGTGTTACACCGCAGGCAAACTAAAAAAGTTTAAAATTAGGATGTTGGTAGGTGATAAAGTCACTGTCGAAATGACTCCTTATGATCTGACCAAGGGTAGAATAACATTCAGAGGAAGAAAACGTTAACTATAATATGTTATGTTTAACATCAACACAATTAAGGAATACCAACTAGGAATAACCACCCACTGTAATGCGGCATGTCCTCAATGTCCAAGAAACATTTTAGGCGGCAAAGTCAATCCAAAGATGCCGCTTTGCCATCTTAGTCCTGAAGTAATAAAAAATACTTTTCAAACTGATCTTGTTAAAAATATTAGACAAATATTTTTTTGTGGCAGTTATGGTGATCCTATCACACATCCTAATTTTTTAGACATAGTTGCAGATTTTAGATCCAAAAGTCAAAAATTATACATCTACATTCATACCAATGGATCAGCTCATAACGAAGATTGGTGGATGAGTCTAGCTGAAATAATAGGCGTGAACGGCAGGGTGGATTTTAACATAGATGGACTGCAAGATACAAATCATGTATATAGGAAAAATACCAACTTCGAAAAGATAATAGATAATGCATCTGCTTATATTAGAATGGGTGGAATAGCAGAATGGAACTATATTGTGTTTAAGCACAATCAACATCAAATCGATCAGGCTAAACAAAAGTCCAAAATGATTGGATTCTCAAAAATAAATTTTAGGAAAACTGGCAGGTTTGTTGATCAAAGCAAAATGGAGGAACTTGACCAATGGCCAGTTAATGATAAAAAGGGAGAATTACAATATTACTTAGAACCAACTACACTTGATAGTGAGAAAAATAGATCTGTTAACAACTTGCAGATTTTGAAAAAACAATATGGTGATAATCTTTACAATTATTTTGATAGCACTGCAATTAAATGTGATAGTTGTGTTGGCCAAAAAGTAACAATTACTGCTGAAGGACTTGTTTTACCATGTAACTTTTTCGAACACAATCTTTATGATATGCGTTTTGACGATCCTAGCATAACACCATCTTCCAATAAATTGCACACAGTGAATGGAGTCAATCAAGTTAAAAATTTTATAGATTCACATAACCCTAGTTCACTTAATATTAACAATCATACATTGGATGAAATTTTTCAAAATCCTTTTTGGACCGATCTTGTGGACAGCTGGAATAAAAATTTAGATAATGGCAGAATATTTGAATGTGCGTTTACATGTGGAAAAAAACTTAGCAAAGTATGGGATCAACATGAAATAACAATGGATAAAAGATTTTTAATTACTGGTGGCACAAAAGGATTGGGTAAACATCTAAAGGAACAATACAATGGTGATGATGTCAGCAGGACTAGTGCAAAACTTAATATTGTTACACAAAAAGACATCGAAAAAATAGCAATAGATAGTTTAAATTATGATGTTTTTATTAATAATGCATTTGATGGTCCACCACATGAACCTTGGGCGAATTTTGGACAAGTTAATCTTTTACATGAGATATACAAACAATGGAAAGACCATAACAAAAAAGGTTATATCATTAATATAGGCAGTGTAGCGGCAAACCATGTTGTTGCGCCAGATCCTATGTTTGAAACTTATAGGGTGGCAAAGTCTGCTTTACAACATGCAAGTAAACAGATAACACAAGCATTTAAACAAAATTTAGTAGGTTTCAAATGCACGTTAATAAGTCCGGATAGGATGGACAATGAAACTACAAGAAAAAGATCTAATTGGACAGGAAATGGTATTGTAATGGATGACATCAGGAGAGCAATTGACTGGTGTCTATCGTGTGCAGATCATACTGTGGTTGACGAAATCACAATTTACTGTAATTTATTACATGATGTCCAAAGCAAAAATAATTCAGTTTAAACAACCAAAAAATCCAAAACAAAATTTTACGAAATCTGATATGCAAGTTTTTGATGCTGTAGAATTATTACTAGAATATGCACACGAATCAGGATGTGACATCAATCCAATCATTGATTCTAGAGAACTTGGCGAAGTGATTAGATCACTACTGGTGTTTTTTGGCAAAATGAACGGTGTAGATCCAGACCAATTGAATTGGGAACAAAGTGTAGATATATCCAATTTGTACAATGATAATGGCTTTTTAGCATCAGTTGACAAAGATAAAGATTAGTTTATAATAATACTATGACTATGCATCTTGTAGGTCCTGAGTTGAGCATGAATTCGACACGCAAACGCAAAACAAAAGGACTAACAGCTAGAGACAGACAAGCACAGGTTGAATATGCGAAGTATCTTGAGTCTCTTGGAGTTAAGGCCAAGAAAAAAAGACACACTGATGGATTTTCTGCTTTTGCTGATACAAATACATTTAATAATCCAAAGAAAACTGTCAGCAGTCATTATTACAATGCTCCGTCATCCAAGCCTGGGGTGGCTGGATTGAAAAGAGATGATCGTGCAAGATTAGAAGTTAGCAGTCAGTATTCGATTGCGCCTGCATACAATAAAGGCCCTTACATGGTTATTGCAAAAGAAGATCTAAAGACAGCAGGAAAAAAAGTATGATCAAAAATATTATTTTTGCTGTAATCATGTTTATCGTTATACTTTCAGTTCCATATATCATGAATGCTGGAGTTGTATTAGATGCAAAAAACAAAACCATTACCAGTGAGTCATGGACAAATCCAAATTATCATGAAGCAACAGGTGACTATTTTGTATCAAAAGATGGCCTACTATGTGCCAATAGAATATGGCAAGTGCCAGTCAATGGTTTGTTAGTTCCTGCTAGGAAATGTAAATTACCAAACGGCTCATGGGCAACCTTTTATTACTAGGTTGACACTTATACTTTACACTATACAATAATAACATGAAACATTTAGTAATAGTATCTCTAGTGTTAATGCTTGGTGCTTGTTCATCAATGAATCCTTTGAACAAGAACATTAACAAAGGGGTAAATGTTGATGAAGTAAAACTGCGTGGTGGCAGTGAAGTTCCCGAATGGTTCTTTGAATATCCAAAGGATGATGAATGGGTGTATGGAGTTGCCACAGGTTATAGCGAAGACATGCAGTTTGCTATCGACAAAGGTATTCATGACGCCAAGGTCATGATCGCGGATAAACTACAGAACTACATCAATGGTGATTTTAAAAGATACATTGAAGACAATGGATCTGTAGTGTCAGGTAACACAGTTCAATCTACAACAAAAATTACTCAGTCAGTAATTGATGAATTGGACATAGGTGGTTACATCGTTGTTAACAAAGTTGTGGTCAACGAAGGACAAAACTATAGATCATTTGTCCTTATAAAATTCGATCGCACTGAATGGTATCCTCCTACGAAGGTTGCAAAAATTGATACCAGCAAAATCGATGAAGTATTTGCTCAATCAGAAATTATTGAGTAAATTAACCACCACACTCGTTGTGTGCCTATGGTCACTATCAGCATGGTCTGGTACTGCTGTAGGCATACACGACTTTGGTCCAGATATAACAGAGAATCAATCATGTGAGATTGCCAAACTAAAAGCCACCAAACAACTAATAGAAAATGAACTTGGAGTTGTTATTCAAGTTAATGACTTAAAAACTTGCATAAATGACAACTGTGAACTTAATAGTTTCAAGTGGATAACTTTTCCAGGAATAGTTCACAACTCTAAATATATCACCCAAATAGAAGAACGTGAAGGCAAAAGATTTTGTGTTGCACAAGCGACAGGCACAGTGGTATCTATTAACAAACAGTATGCAGAAGGTCATGACTTTTCAGCAGTGTTTAATAAAAATGGAAAATACTTTAATAATGACCATATGCAAATTGATATATTTGGTGAAAGCAAACAATACTATAAAATATTCATATTAAATGATCGAGCGGTAAAAATTTATCCAAATACATATGAAAATGGAGGAGCAACAAAAAACTTGACTGTGCCATCTTCAGATTATAACATAAGAACTATAAAGGAGGAGAATCCTAACGAAATTGTTCTTATTGTGTCATACACAAAACCATTTGAAATGAACACTGTGTATAACATTAAAGATTTTGGTGATGCAATTATGCAAATGAAACAAAATGGATATCGGGTTAGGATGTATGATATAACAATACAATGAAGTTTCAATCAACAAAAAAATTAGGTCCTATTTCTGTAGGACACAGACAGTGGCGTGATGGTGGACATTGTGCCTATGTGCATGGCTATGGACGTTATATTCAATTCACATTTGAAGGTAAACTTGATGAACGTCAGTGGGTAATGGATTTTGGCGATTTGAAAGATGTCAAAGCATGGATTGAAAAAGAATGGGATCATAGAGTGCTGATAGCATCAGATGATCCACATCTGGAAAAACTAAAAGAAATGCATAAACTAGGCATAATGGACATTAATGTGCTAGATGTTACAAAAGGATGGGGACCTGGCATCGAAGCATCATGCAAACACATTTATGACAATGTGGCAAATTTAATACATGTCAAGACAGATGGTAGAGTCAAAATTGTCAAAGTCGAGATATGGGAACATGAGAGAAATTCTGCTGTATATACAGTTGAATGATCATAACATACAGAAATCCTGAAAATTTTGAAGACTGCATTGATGTACACTTTGACATTGATCCAAGTGACTTTGCCTCTAGGTGGAAATATCAATTAAAAAACTTATTATCTAACAAGGCACATCTGGAAAAAAATTATTGTTTTATGGGGTTTACAGAAAGCCCGCGTGATATTGACTTTCTTTGCAAAGAAATAAACGAAGCAATATTCCAAATCAATAGATTCAATAGTTACAACAAATGGCAAATGGCAGGACTAAAAGATTACAAAATAGATGACTGGTTTACTAGAGATACTGTTATGTATGATGAAAATCTTCCGATTGGAAAAGATGTAGATGGTGATGAAATGGCCACGCCTGGATGTAGGCTAAAACATGATGCAATGAATCGTTTGCATAGATACTTTGAGGATCTTCAAGGCGAAGCATGGGGCCTAAGTAAATATTACAAAGTTGCAGACTCACGCACAAAATATGCTATACGCCAATTAAATGATCTTTGCCATGAACTTGAATCTTATGTTTTAAGTTATAGGAAATCAAAGTTCGAACCTGAATGGCAAAGACCATCGCAAATTAACACATGGTTACAGGCACCTAGATCGGATCTACTAGATGCTGATTATGAACTATTTTTAAAAAATAAATTTGATAGAACTTGTGGAGGAATCTACTTACATTGGGCACAAATAGGCAAAACACACATCGAAGTGTTTAGAGACGAAGATGGCAAAGATGTGGATGACGTAATATGTTCTTCTATTAACGCATTAAAATATTATACTGGCGAATTTGACATAGAATGGGCGAGAGATGTCACAGAAAAAACAGCTCCTTGGTTTGCTGAACAACAAAATAAATTTTATAAATGGCTAGATAAAAACAATTTTGATAAAAATGATCCAAAACTAGCACTAGGATTTATTAAAATAGGACAGTGCGATCTAAAAAAATCATTCGGAACAACAGATCCCCAAAAAATATGGACAATACTATCAAAGCATCTGGATGTTTATAAAATAAAAATTGATGACGTAGAGCATGTATTTGAATATGTTTGGACTCAACCAAACTATAAAGAGCAACAAATAAAAATTATGGAGCCAGGATACGTGTGGTCGAGTCAGCATTAATTAACACAATTTTAGGCTGTTTGGTTGGCAGTGTTGCAGGCCTTATACCAGGAACTGGTCTACTAGTTTCTTTGATGGTAATGTATCCATATCTAATAAATTTAGATCTTATAGGACTTATTTGTTTTTATATTGGACTAGCTAACTTAGCTCAATTTACAGGAAGCGTCACTGCAATACATTTTGGACTTCCTGGAGAAGCAAACAGTGTGCCTGCTGTGATTGAAGGACACGCATTGGCAAAACAGGGCAAAGGACACACAGCGATAATTGGCACCAGTTTATCAAGTTTCTGTGCAGGCATATTAACACTATTATTTTTAGTATGTTTGTTTCCGATCTATGACGATATATTTCAATGGTTTTACAAAACAACGAACCAATTGATTGTGTTTAGTTTTGCATTGTTAGTTTTTTTGTTTGCTTCCAAAAACAAGTGGTATTATACATTTTTGTTCATGTGTTTTGGATATTTGATAGGAAAGATTGGATTCAATGAATTTACTGGATCTTACTTTTTGTCGTTTGGTGATATAAACCTACAAACTGGCGTTCCTATTTTTCCTGTGATAATAGGATTGCTTGTTATTCCACACATTTTTACACAATATAATTTTGCAATTGCAAAACGTGTAAAAACCAATTATAAAAGTGATATCTTGTTGTTTATTAAAAATTTTAAATTTAGTATGTTGGGCACATCAATAGGATGTATATGCGGGCTAGTGCCTGGTGTATCAACTGTTTTAGCAACAAATTTGTCGCATCGAGTCTCTAAATCTATTGATACAAACAAAGGGCCAAGTTATAGGTCTCTAATAAGTGTAGAAGCATCTAATAATAGTGCAATTTTAGTTACGTTGTTGCCACTGTTAATACTTGGAATCCCTATCACAGGTTCAGAAGCACTATTACTGTCAATTGTAGAAATGAATTTGTTGGAAATAAACTGGAGGGTAATACTTGACTTACATATACATTATATCATTGCCATAAGTGTATTTCTTTCAATGTTTATAGGACTTATGGTAAGTTGGCCACTTAGTGGTTATTTGCATAAATTTTTATCCTACAGCAAGGATTATGTAAAGTTTGTTATAATTTTTGTTTTACTGTTTTCGGTATTTTTTGTGGCCTCATTATCAGGACAATATTTTTATTATTTTTTATGTTTAACAATTGCAAGTGTGTTTGGATGGTGTTTCAGACAGTATGACTTACTTCCGTTTATTTTTATTTTTTTAATACAGAAAAAACTTGAATCAATAATAGTTGTTAGTTATAATATTTTGACTTGATAAATAAATTTGCAACGCCATATTCAATGACGTCGGCACAAACATCGACCTCTGTGCTTAAATGGGCAGGCCGAGCCGTATGTGGAATCCACACTAGCATTTTTATTAGGAGACATTGATAATGAAAAAAATATATTATTTGATGTTAATGTTGATGTTCAGTTTAAGTGCTGTGGCTGATACTATTAATATTATAGTCAGTGGAAAAGCTGGCGGAACGTTCCATACAAGATCAATGCTAATGCATGACACACTTGTGGATATGGGATATGAAGTTAATTTAATAAACGCAGGCAATTTGAGCAAAGCGGCCCAATTGTTTAGGACAGCAAAAGAACCAGTCATTATGCCATGGATTGATAGTGCTAACATTAAAGAAAATTTACAACCTACTAAATCCACATTCGGCGTGTTGGAATATACTGCACCTGTGGTGTTTTGTTCTACAAAATACAATCAGTTTGGTGCTACAAAAATTAAAATAGGACATAGTGCATCATGGCCTATTGATATATTCATTAGTTTGGAAGAAGCTTTGGGCAAAGAGGTACAGCCTATCCCTTATAGAAACAGTGGAGATTTGGTGCTTGGTTTTGTTTCTGGAGAAATAGATTACATTGCAATTAGCATGTCTAAACTTAAAAAACTTCCAGAAGGATCATGTTTTGCTGTCACTGACGATTTTGGAATGCAAAATATTACGCCAATGAAAGATGTGCTAACACACTACGAATATAAAAATATCCAGCAACATGCTTATTGGCTTACTAAAAACCATGATCAATCTATTAGATTATTACTAAGTTCGGCGATACTATCTCCAGATTACAAAAATTGGATAACATCAAAATCTTTCATCATAAGTTCATTTGATTTTAACGATCTGGAAAGATCGCAACAAGGTGCCATTAGTTGGGGATTGTACGATTGATAAAAATTGTAAGCACTGATAGAATCTACAACGATATACAAGTGACGCTTGACGCTAGACTAAAACAAATATATCAAGGAACGACACATTTCGAAGGAGATTTTTGTCTTCAAGCTGAACAAAAATTATGCGAAATGACTGGACGTAAACATGCATTTTTGACCCATAGCGGCACATCAGCAATACAATTAATGTTAATGGCAAAAGGAGTAAAAGCAGGCGATAAAGTTGGATGCACAAATTTTTCTTGTCCAGCAACAGTCATGCCAATAATGGCATTGCAGGCTCAACCCGTGTTCTTTGATATTGATAGACACGGACAACAAAGTGTCCAAATAGATAGACCAATTGATCATTTGCTTGTTACTGGTTTGTATGGTGATAGTTTCGATTATGATAAAATATCTAACATTGATGTGCCTGTGTTAAATGATTCCGCTCAAAGTTTCGGAACTTTATACAAAGGGGTACAAAATGTTAAGTTAGGCGAAGCCAGTATAATTAGTTTTTCAACCAATAAGAACTGTCCTATCTTTGGGACATACGGAGCTATACTTTGTGACGATGACAATCTTGCACAAAAAATTTATCTTATGAGGAGGAATGGATACAAAAATAGAGATGTTGGCACCAGTATTCAAGAAATAGGCATCAACAGTCAACCACAGGAAGACAAAGCTGCACAGGTGTTGACCAGTTTGGAACGGTTTTCTGACTGGCAAATCAAAAGGAGAAATGTTTTTGATCATTATGACAAGTGTTTTAATAACGAAAAAATTGCAATCAGGCCAACCACTTCATATACAACTCCAAACTATCACAAGTACGTTATTTTTGTACAGGACAAGTATAAATTTAGAGACAAATTGTTGGCACAAGACATCGAGTGCCAGTTGCATTACACATATAATTTTGCCAAGACCGAAGTGTTTGGAGATAAACAAAAAAATGAAAACTTTCCATGGACAGACTTTTACAAAAGACACGCTATCAGCATTCCAGCACATCCATGGTTAACCAAGAATGAAATGGATTATGTTGTAGATACTATTCAAAAAAATGTAACTGAGGAGGATAAAAATCTATGTCAGAAACTATAAAAACGCCTTTGTTTAACTTTGCAAAAAAACAAAATTTATATCATTTCGACCATGACGCTCCTGATGATAATGATATTATTTTTAAACCTAAATTTACTGGGGAATGGCAACATGAATTGGAACATTTTGTTACAGAACAAAAAGCCTTTGTAGATATGGAAAATGAATATACAAAGATGCAGGTGCAAGAATGGTTGAATCTTGGTTATGATTTCCACAAATTCAATGGGAAGATGGTACCTAATGAAAACACACCAATGATTAAAAAAATGGCTGAGATGGTGCCCTTTGAAAAAGAAAAGAAACAAATCTTTATTACTGAACAAAAGTCATGTCATTATATTCCATATCATTTGGATATCCTAGCAAGTAGTGGACTAGATGCAAAAAAAGTCATAAAAAATGGATATAGAATGTTAATATTTCTAACTGATTGGTGGCCAGGGGAGTTTATGATATGGGGGAACACAAACATTACAGGTTGGAAAGCTGGTTGGATTTTGGCTTGGCCCGCTCTAAAATATCCACATGGCACAGCAAATATTAGTCACCATACTGGCTACCGTGTAAGAATTAGTGCTTTAGCTGGGGATACATTTCACGACTGGATCAAAGATCCCGCTGTTATAGAAATAAAATGAACATAACTATCACAGGTACAACTAGTGGCATTGGACATGCGTTGTGTAAACATCTTGCCAGTCACACAATTAAAACAGTTAATCGTGATAATTTTGATCTTTCGAACTTGCAAAACTTTGATACATTAGATCTGTCTAATCAGGATGTTTTAATTCTTAATGCTGGAGTTTTGCTTGGCATAAGAGATAAACTGACCTCATTTAGCCATGATGATATTTGCAGTGTAATGAACACTAATTTTCTTAATAATATTTTCCTAACAAAAAAATATATCCAACAAAATAATAAAGGACATATTATATACGTTGGTTCAATGGTAACAACTAGGGTAAAGAATTTAGATCCTATGTATGGACTTTCCAAACACTGTTTAAAAATATTTTTTGATATTCTTCGGCACTGTGAGGACGCAGAACTTTTTAATATTTGTGCGGTGCATCCAGGAAGGGTGAAAACTAAAATGCATAGACACACAAAAGGATATGAATATCCGCCTAGTACAATGGACGTAGACACTGTTGTTAAAAATATATCTTACGCTATCTCCAATCCTGAGATAAAAGATATATATCTCAATGTTTAAAAACAATGCATTTTACTTCACCTGTGGAGAATTATCTACCTGTAACAAACTTACCGCAGTCCAACACAGCATAAACACTGGCGCTCCAATTCATTTTAATATTCCTACTTTTTTAACAGACTATGGACTACACAATGAGCCTAAACAAAGTTGGTCATCACTATGTAAATCTCATGCCCTGTACTTGCGCCAAAAGTATGATACTGTAAGGATTTTTTATTCGGGAGGTTGTGACAGTAGAACTGTCCTTGAATCATTTATACTAAATGATATACATGTAGATGAAGTTATTGTCCTAAAGTCTGGCATAGAAGATGCTGATTATGAGATTAACCAACATGCTATTCCTTTTTTAAAACATTATAAAAATAAATTACAAAAAACAAATATAAAAATAGTTAAACCAACTTATGGTGATTATCATAATTTTTACTCCAATCCATATTGGTTTGAGGATCTTGCTGACAAAACTAATAATAAAACAGCATTTCATTTCCGTCTTAATCATTGGCTAGAAAATACAGACCTATATAAAGGCAATGGAAAAACTGTTGACCTACAAGGGATAGATAAGCCAAGAATAATGTATTACAAAGGACAATGGTTTGTTTATTTTTTAGATGTAGAAATAAAATACGAGGATAATAAAGAAAGTGATTGGTGTAATTTTTTTTACGATGATCCACAAGTGTGTTCTAAACAGGCACATATGTTAAAACATGCAATTGAAAAATATGTTCCCTATGCGGATTGGAACAAAGTATGTTTAGGAGAGGAAAAGTATGAACATTTTTATAATCTTAATGCAGGTAGGTTGGACGGACATGGTGCCTTCCCCTCAAAAATGTTTACTAAATTTGACGGAACTGCGTTGCAGGCAACTATGTCAAATGTAAAAATAAATGAATCACGCAGTGAAAAAGTCTTTTGCAGAAACAATAAAGAGAAGATTGCCATAAGCAACATAATAAATGACGATATCACAAGTTTTAACAAATGGCATAGGACCATGCATGAATTATCGTTATTAGGAGATGGTAAATGGTTCAACGGTGGAAGGCCTGAACTTGGCACAGTGGGAGTATTTGGCCCATTTATCAATTTAAAAAATGGTTTGGTATCAACTGTGGACGAGTTGTTTCCAGAAGGATTTGACATTTCACCTTGACAATTAATCAAGTAATGTTATAGTAAATTATGCGTTTAGGTTTCTGTTGCAAATATATACATCCTGATCGCACACTTAAACCAAAAGTTCTTAAAGAAACTGAACAGCCATATAATTGTAGAGCAACCACAGTGCGTTGGCTCAATGAACACAAGGATCAAGCAGAAGAAAGACTATGGGAACTGATGCAACACAACATATCTTCCATACATGAATTGATAAAATACACAGGAGCATTATCGAAACCATTGCGTATGTGTAGACTTAGTTCGCCTGTGCTTCCTGTTGCCACAGAGGCCACATGGAAATATTTTTGGTCCAAGCCTGATGTAATAGCATATTGTGAAAAACACTTTGCGGAAGTTGGCGACACAGCAAGACGTCTTGGAGTAAGAATATCCTTCCACCCAGGACAGTTTACTGTGTTAGCATCTGAGTCAGATGATATTATTAAACGTAGTATTGAAGAATTTGAGTATCATGTCAGCATGGCACGTTGGATGGGATATGGCAAAACATTCCAAGACTTTAAAATTAATGTGCATATATCAGGCAAACGTGGACCACAAGGCATAATAGATGTCCTTCCGAAGTTAACACCAGAAGCCAGAAATACAATTACTATTGAGAACGAAGAAATGAAATGGGGATTGGATGATATATTAGAATTGGAAAAACACGTGGCTTTGGTGTTTGATATACATCATCATTGGGTAAACTGTGGTGAATGGATCAGCGTGGATGACGATAGGATAAAAAGAATTATCAATTCATGGCGTGGAGTTCGACCTGCAATGCACTACTCACAACCTAGAGAGTCGTTACAAAACAAGGTAGACGCACATAAGTTATTAGATCGTGAGGATCTTTTTACACAAGGTGAAAATAGGGCAACAATCAGGGCACATTCAGATTACTATTGGCATAAGCCAACCAATGATTGGCTAAAACCATTCGGTGATTTGTTTGATATCCAATGCGAATCTAAAGCCAAGAATCTTGCATCATCCATGTTGGCTGAACAATATGGGATCATCTAATATTGACAGTTTACCAAAAAATAAGTATAATAATATAAAAAAGAGGAGACTCAAACAATGGGACTTATGAAACTAATATTTGGTGATCCGGCAAGTGTAACTGCTTCAGCGGCTGTCACTACTAAATCGACAACAACACCAAAGAAAACAAAAAAAATAAATGCCACAAAAAAAACAACTAAAAAAACTACCAAAAAGAAAACACGTGGTAGACCAAAAAAGAAATAATGAAACTAGATCAAGTAGCAGATGACGTAAACGTCAACGGTGGTAAGTTTATGCTAATGGATTTGCCATATGATCGGAAAGATCTTGAGCCTGTAATAAGCCGAGATACTATTGACTTACACTATGGAAAGCATCATTCCGGATATGTTGATAAACTAAATGATCTTATTAAAGGAACAGAATATGAAAATAAAAGTCTAAAACAAATTATTATTGACTCAAGAGATAACGATCAAGCAATATTCAACAACGCAGGACAAAATTTTAATCATATAATATACTTCCAATCATTAACTCCAGACTACGAAGAGCCGTCACAAGAATTGCAAGATAAAATTGAAGACGACTTTGACTCAATGGACAAATTCAAAGAAGCATTTATTGATGCAGGCATGAAAAGATTTGGCTCTGGTTGGGTATATCTAGTTCTTGAAAAAGGAGATTTAAAATTTAAAACTTATCCCAATGCGGATAATCCTGTTGGCGAAGATGTTGATATTCTTGCGGCATTTGATGTGTGGGAACACTCATATTATTTGGATTACAAAAATGATCGTAAAGAACATCTAACTAGAGTAATCAATGAATTGATCAACTACAAATTTATTGAATCTAGACTACTGGAAGCATAATGTTTGTTCAGATAGAACCAACGCCTAATCCTGCAACACTCAAGTTCCTTCCTGGAAAGACTGTTATGGAAAAAGGCACGCAGTTCTATCAAGACAAAACCAGTGCTGGTAATTCATTGTTAGCACAAAAACTTTTTGAAATAAAAGGCGTAGAAAGTGTTTTTTATGGCGAAGACTTTATAACAATCAGTAAAAGTGATTCAACAACATGGACTATGCTGAAGCCTGCTATAATGGGGGCAATCATTGAACAGTTTACAACCAATGATCCTTTAATTATGGAACAGCAGTATAAAAAAACTGTTGTTGAAGATAAACACGCTATAAAAAGCACTGATTCTGATGTGGTCAAAAAGATCAAAGAATTACTTGATACTAAAATAAGGCCCGCTGTTGCAATGGATGGCGGAGACATAATATTCAATGAATATGTAGATGGATGGATATGGTTGGAAATGCAAGGAGCCTGTCAAGGATGTCCAAGTTCTACAGCAACTTTGAAGTCAGGCATTGAAAATATGATGAAGCATTACATTCCTGAAGTTCGTGGTGTCAGATCAACCGATCATGATTGACAGAGATCAAATTGAAAAAAAATATCCTTATATTGTAGATGAATTAAGGAAAGTTTATGATCCTGAGATCCCAATTGATATTTTTGAACTTGGACTAATATATGATCTAAGAGTCAATGAGGACAACTCATCTGACGTAGTAATGACTCTGACAGCACCTAACTGTCCTGTTGCTGGCGAGATGCCACAATGGGTTCAACAAGCCGTTACGAAAGCAGGACATTCTCCTGTGAGAGTGCAACTAACCTTCACTCCACCCTGGACACAAGAATATATTAGTGAAGATGGTAGACTATATCTCGGCATGTAAATATTATTATGATTGAAGTGACCGTTCCTGCTATTGCAAAAATGAAAGAGGTTTGTGAATCTAACAATAAACCATACATCAGATTTGGCGTCAAAGGTGGCGGATGTGCTGGATTCAACTATCAAATGGATGTAACCGAAGAAAAAAAGGACCGTGACCACGAATTAGCCTTCGGAGAAGTAAAAGTGCTGGTGGATGAACGCTGTGAAATGTTTGTTTTAGGCACTAAAATTGATTACAAACAAGAAATATTTGGTTCCTATTTCACCTATGACAATCCCAACGCACACTCTAGTTGTGGCTGTGGCACAAGTTTTTCAGTCAAATAACTTTTATTTTCAACTTTAGTTTGCCAATTCTGATTGAACCTGCATGATATCATGAAGTCGCTGTAAACCTTATGTTTTTTATCCACGCCACCGTTTGAAATATGGTACACATTTCTACCTTCCTTTAGAGGCTCGTCATTTGCAATGTATTCATATATGTTACAACTGGTGGTTATATCATAATTTTCTTTTTGACCAAAATGTTTTTGTTTGGCATTTTGCAATATAATAACATCATTACATATACTTTCTTCAAATCCATATGATGCTACAAATTCTTTCAGTTCTTGATATAATTTTTTTCTATTTTTATCTCCAATGTCAGAAAACATCGGCCATTTGATCTGTGTGCCTTGCATTTTTTGTACAAATTGCTTTTTAACATTATCAACAAGTATAATGAAATGCTTATATAGAACTGACTTTGGTCTAAAAAGAAAATAGTCATAAAGGTCTTCATAAATTTTTGTAGTTTTACACATTTTTTGTTTTGCAATAAATCTTGAAATTATGTCACAAAATCCAGCGGCATGCAAAACTTCTAACAAAAATCTAATTATATTTGCTTTCTCAAATTCTTCTACTGACATAGTGTTAGTACCAATCACCATTTCGTGATATTCTGTAGCATATGGCGAATCTTTCACAGGAGACATTTGCGTGATTAAGCCATATTTTTTCCTATATTCGGGATCATTCATCTCAGAGTTAGGCAAAATACTTAATATATTAACAACTGTGTTAATGTCTGCTTCGTAAAATCTTTCAAGTGTGTCCATGAATGAATCATAAGTTTCTTCAGGTAAAGGCAACATAAACTCTGTACTGATTGTAATATTATTTTTTTTGCAGGCTTCATATACTTGGAAAAAATTGTCCATCGAAATATTTTTCCTTTTTATTGACTTATTTGTAAGTTCATTTAGAGATTGAAAAGATCCCATGAACCTTCTCATCATTCCGGCCTCACTAAGCATTTTGGCTATCTCAACCATCTGTACTGAAAAAACTTTGTTCCATGATGTATTAAAAATTTGAGGATAATTGTATTTGTTTTTAAGTTCGATCATATATTTTGTTATTTCTACATCTCTATCTTTGAATATACCAAAATTTGCATCTGCATTAGTAATGTATTCAATTTTCTTTTTGGCCAACCATTCGAAGTCGCCTTTCACTCTGTGCATACCACCTTTTTTAATTTTACCAAAAGCTCCGTTGCCCCAATCACAAAATGTACAACCAAAAGGACAACCTCTATTGGTTTCAACTACAGCGTTCAAAACAACGTTAGTGCCTTCATACTTTTCTACTAGATAGTCAAACAATCCGGTTGTATATGGACTTGGAATATCATCTATGTCAGCCATTCTTGTTGCTGGTGCTGTAATAAATTTTCCATCTTTTATATAGCCAATGCCACTGTTATCTAAATCTTCTCCTAGCGTGTGTAATAACAAATTGCTAAATGCTATTTCACCTTCACGATAAATTGCATAGTCAATAAATTTATATTGTCTCAAAAACTCTTCATCCTGATATTTGACACTTGCTCCTCCAAAAATTATCACACAGTTTGGATACCTTTCTTTAACGCATTGTGCTAACTTTAAATTGTATTCATGATTCCAAACAACAGAATTAAATCCAAAAATAGCAGGATTATCTAGTCCCTCAACAACATCCTGTATGTTCTCCTTCTTTATTAAAAATTCTTTTAGTTGCATATTCTGTCTGATCTTTGCTTTGGTTAATGCATATGACCAAATAACTCCAACACTATATGGAAAATACAAAAATTCTCTAGCGGATCCTTCAGGAGTATCTATACAAAACTGTGAAAGATAAACATTCATCATAATATTTAAGCAAATAAATAATCACAATGTCCAAACAAAGAATCAACGTAGGCACAGGAATAAACACAGGAACTGGTGACACACTCCGTGCCGCCATGGAAAAGGTCAACAACAATTTTGATGAACTTTATGATTTGGCTGGTCAAGATTCAACAGGCAAAGCAATTGACATCAGCGGAAATACAATTAGCTCTACATTTACAAACACAGACATCACAATATCACCAAATGGAACAGGCAATGTTGTTATTGATGGTGATCTTGTTACAAATATTATAAAGTCAGATGATTCAACAGGCGTTATTATTGATGACAATTTGATACTCACTGGAACTATAAAAGCGGATAGTTCTACACTTGTGCGTATTGCAGAAAATGTTGAAGTTACTGGCACACTTACAGCAACATCTTTCAGTGGAGATGGGTCAGCATTGACCGGAATAGCATCTACAGGCAACATTACTTTTTCAGAATCAAGTATCTCTACATCAGATTCGACACAAATTAATATCAACGAAAATCTAAATGTTGATGGAAATATAATTATGGGTGACAGTGACCAAATACAACTTGGTGACAGCGGCGATCTAAAAATATTTCATAATGGCAGTCATTCAATTGTAAGAGAAACAGGCACAGGAAACCTTTTCCTACAGAGTGACAACAATGTCATACTTTCCAAGGACACTGGCACAGAAACTATGGTTAAGGGCATTGCCGATGGAGCAGTTGAACTTTATCACGACAACACCAAAACCTTTGAAACCACAGCGACTGGTGTAATCGTTGGAGCGGCAGACACTAACGCAGAGATTACAACACAGGGCACAGGTGATCTAACACTAAGCACCAACAGTGGAACAAACTCAGGAACCATTAAAATTGCAGATGGCACAAACGGAGACATCACAATAGAGAACGATGGCACAGGCGACATTTTATTGAAAGCAGGTGGACAGGTAGGTATAGGATCAGTAAGTTCGCCCGATACTTCCCTGCACGTAAAAACTGCCGCGGCAAAAGTAACACTACAAAGAACTGCAGACGCAAACACACCTGGTATTAGTTTCCAACAATCAGGCGGCAATGTAAGAGCAGAATTTATGATGGATGGCACATCAGGCACATCAAATACATTGTTTTTTAAAACACATGATGGAGCGTCTTTATCAGAAAGATTTAGAGTAATACACACTGGAGTAAGCGTGACAGGAAATATAGACGTTTCGGGAGCCACAGTGTTTACGCCACAAGATGATTTGGCAACATCCACCACTGCCTTATCACTGTCCAAAACAGTTCATTCTTTGGCAGCTGGTGAACAAAATTACACATTAGCCGCTGGCACAGAAGGACAAATCATGCACTTTATTATTGCAGGTGGAGATTCTGTGGCTGGATCTGTTGCAAACACCACTGTTACTATATCACAAGTGAGAAATCCAGATGATGGCGATGTGTTGCCTACCTATGCATGGAAACTGTTTACAACACCTTTTGGTGCTGGTGATTCAGTTGAACCAAGAAGAAGTCTTGCAACTTGTATATTTGGCAACGGTGCCTGGAACTTAGACATCTACAGCAATTAAAGTTTTACCTTTGTTGAACTTGCATCAATTTTGTATATCCTACGCATTCTAACTCCAGTTTTTTGTGCAAAACGATGCACATCACATTCTGAACACACATGATTAAATGCATTTGAAGCCCGCTGTTGTGGCACTTTAGATGCCTCACGTATAAACTGTTGCCCACATTCATCACATGCAAAATGATACACAGTGTGCCTTCTTTTGTAGTTGTGAATATTATCAAGTTTGGATTTTCTTTGATGTAATCTAATGGACGTGGTAGTCTTGATGTACATGTTATTATATTTACTTCCGGTTTATAAAAAAATTTGTTAAATACACAGCCAGAGGAGACAACATAAATGACACAACAATCAATCAACATAGGATCAGCGGCCAATGATGGCACAGGTGATCCATTAAGAACGGCTTTTGATAAAATTAATGACAACTTCAACGAAATATATGACAAACTAGGCGGTGCTTCACTATCTAACATAACACTTTCAGGATCAACAATTACCAATACAGTAACAAATGGCGATCTAACAATTGAAACAAATGGCACAGGCAAAGTTATTATCAATGATGACTTAGAAGTAAAAGGCACAACAACTGAAATCAATGCAACAGTGATGCAAATTGAAGATAATTTACTAGAACTCAATAGAAACTCCTCTGGCGGAGACATTGACGCTGGTATTTTTATCAACAGAGGAGCCGCACTTGATTCTGCATTCTTTTATTGGAATGAAGGTGAAGACAAATTCAAAGCAGTTACATCCACTTCCGATGATTCTGTAACAACTGCTGTTACTGATACTGCAACAGCAACCATTGTTGCCAACATCGACACACAAACAATTACTGCAATTGATGGCGATAGACTAACTGTTTCAGATTCTGTTTTGATTCAAGGAAATTTGGACATTAGGAACAATGACTCTTCTAGTAAAGCATTATTTGTTGAAGGTGATGTTGATATTACAGAAGATATAACATGCACAAATATCACAGTAGGCAGTGCCCTTAATGGATTTTTGTCTGCGGCATACGGTGTACAAACCAACTTATCAAAAATTGGTAGCGGTGCAATTAAATTTAATACAAACGCCGAAATCAAAGATTCAAGCAACGATGTAGTGCTTAACAATCTCACAACCAACGGTAGCATTGTGCTACAACCACAAGGCACAGGTGGCGTTGTTATAAATGGACCTATTTCATCTTCTGATTCAACAGAACTAGAAATCAATGAAATACTAAAAGTAAATGAAACACTAATTGTCAATCAAATTGGTACTGAAGACTCCTCAGTTATTAATTTCCAAGACCCTGTGCAAGTTAATAATGGGGCGTTTACTGTGTTGGGTGGAAAAGTTGCTGGACAATTTTTTGAAAATCAGGTACAAAATGATCTCACCACATCAACTACAGCATTGTCATTGACTGCTGGAGTGCATCTACTAGCATCTGGTGAACAAGACTACACCCTTGCCGCTGGATCTGAAGGACAAGTTATGTACTTGGCCATTGCTGGAGGTGACTCTGCGGTTGGATCAATTGCAAACACAATTGTTACTTTAAGTCAAGTAAGAGATCCTGATGATGGAGACGTCCTGGCCACATATGCATGGAAGCCTTTCATAGGAAACACAGCAGGCGATTCATCAACACCTAAACGCACACTTGCAATTTGTGTGTTTGCTGGTGGAGCTTGGAACTTAGATCGATTTGGTGACGGCACCTAAAATCTAAACTAGTATAAATTTAATAGACTGTGTGCTTAAATACACAGTCTAATAGAGCTCACACAACGAGTGAGACTTATGCGGTAACATCCTCCGCGTAGTGGCTAGAACCCACGTTGGACAGAAACAAAAGGAGAATAAAATGGGAAGACCAATTAATCCAAGTAAAATAGGATCCGGCTCAGGCAAGATCCAAGTTACCAACTACAGACTAACAGGAGAACTAGAAGCAGGAGCTGAAGAAGGCTTAGGTGCATTTATTGTATCGCAAAGATCAACAAGAAAGTTTAAAGTTTCTGCTACAAAACCTTCTGATTCATCAACAGTAACAGAAGTGCTTACTCTAGTAAACAAAGCTGCCGGCGCATTAGGTGAAGGCGAATTCAGAATTGCATGTATCAATCCTCTGGATTCATCTACTGACCAAGTGACCAAATTATGCAACAGAACAGTTGTTGTGGGCGGTATTGGTGCTGACGCTTCATCAGGATCTGACAAGTTCAAGGTGTCTATTGCTGATGGCAACAACACACAGGGTGGAGCTGCTGTAGGCGATGAAGCTTTTGATGCCACATCAGTTGCGGCATTAGGAGTCGCAAACATCGATTCACAGTAATCTTTAATTCAACAGTGGGTGTTTCCACATCCACTGTATCCAATAAATATACAAAATGTCGATTCCACAGTGGCAAACTCCTTCTGGCTTGCTTGGTACTATCCAAGAACGTGTGGAGTATGAAAAACAACTTGTAGCTAGTGATTCAGATGGAGATACTGTAACCTTTTCATTACTAGTTGGCTCTTTACCAAGTGGACTTAATTTGACTAGTGCCGGAAAAATTATAGGCTTTCCCAACGAAGTAAGTTTCAGAACCGAAAAAACATTTGTTGTACGTGCTTCCGATGGTACAAATGTAAATGATCGAACTTTTACTTTATTCGTTGAAGGATCTGATGCTCCAACATGGGTTACTACTGCCGGCACACTTGATATAATTTTTGATGGCACCTACGTTGATATCCAGTTAGAGGCATCTGACATTGACACTGATGACTCAACTGCCTTAGACTATGACATCATCACTGGAGGTTTGCCTGATGGCGTTACGATGAGTAACACAGGAAGGATTACTGGAGTGGTGAGTCCTATTCCTCAGGAAGCATTTGACTCAACACAACTAGGACTGGATGGTGTTGCATTCGATACTGGAGCTTGGGATTTGGTTGTCCGTAGTGGATCTATTGATAGACTATATCAATTTACAGTCAGAGTGTCCGATGGGATAACATTTGCTGATAGAACTTTCCAACTGGATGTTCGTGGTCTTGGCAAATTTAAATCTAGTTCAACGTCATTTACAACCGACAACACCGAGTTGACAGCTGATGTATCTGACGTAAGAGGATTGTATTTTACACAGACTGGCATCATTGCAACATTAACCAGTGGTGATTATGCAATTGTTAAGTTAAATGTTATTGACCCCGATGAAGCATTAGGCCAAGATGGAGACACTACCATAACATATGCCATTGACTCCGGCACATTACCACCAGGCATGTCGATTGATTCCAACACTGGAACACTTTCTGGTGTGGTTCCAACTGCAAGGAACACTTTTACTGACTACACATTTACAGTGAAGGCAACAAAAACATCTACAATTTTTGGTGTAGACTTTACTACGCAGGAAATGACCATTAGAATCACAGGACAAGCGTTTAACACAGTCACTTGGACACAGACCACAGCGGAGTTGGTTCTTTAATGATAATAGATCTAGGAACAATTTCTCCAAAGAAAGTAAGTCTTTTCAAAGTTGGCGCAACAACCACGGTATCTAATGTAACTTTAAGTTATGCATACAAAGAAGGAAGACTTCCGCCAGGACTTGCAATATTTCCAGATGGTGGCATAGCAGGCACATGTGGCGAAAGAATTTTTGAACTGGATCAAGGAGATACAACATTTGATTCGGATAAAACATCCTTCGAAAAAACTTATGTATTCACAGTAACAGCAACAGGACAATTTGGAAACGTGACCTCAGATCAGGCATTTTCTATTGACGTGGTGAGACAAACCAGTGACAAGATAGGAAACATAATTGCAAAGCCAAGGCCTGATAGCACATCATTAGCATCATTCCAATCTTTAATTAACAACACAAAAATTTTTACTAACGCAACACAGTACAGACCATATGATGGAAACTTCGATACAAAAATTCCCAGTTTTATTCTTCTGTCTGGCATAAGTTTAAAATTGTTATCATATATACAAAATTTACTAAAGGAAAATTCCTATAACTTTAAATTACGTGTTGGAGATTATAAACTTGCACTGGCTAAAGACCGTGCTGGCAACACAATATACGAAGTAATATACAGTGAATTGATCGATCCAAACAGTGGAGCTAATGATTCCTTTACATTAGAGTCCCATGGATTAAAAAATATCACAATCCAATTGCGTACAGACACTTTGGAAATAGGAGCAGATGCAGGTCTTAATATACCTGGCACAGAGGAAGATACAATCTATTCTAACGATGTAGTTAATATCCAAGAAGAATTGAAAGCAGGATTAACAGTTAATAATTTTGATTATCTACCTTTGTGGATGCAAACACCACAAAGTGTGGTACGTGGATTCAGATTGGCTCTGCCAATAAAATATTTACAACCTGGAGCAGGTGCCCAAGCGTTATATAGATTGAAAAATGAAATCAATTATGATCCTAAACAATTAGACATAGACATCGATCGATTAATAATTGATGATAATCTTGGAACAACTTTCAATGACCTATCAAGACTGACATACACTGGTGACGGATCAACTGCAATTTTTACATCACCATATAGGGTAACAAAACCTAATCATCTTATTATTACAGTGGATGGCTTGGGAGTGACTGACTTTAGTATGCTAGGAGATATTACCGCCGATACACCACATATATCGACTGACACTGTTTTGTACAGCACCGATGTTAATGATCCTGACAGTTCGCAAATAGTATTTGATACAGCGCCAATTGACGGCTCCACAATCGATGTTAAATTACAACCAACTACATTCGGAAAAAGGGTTGTCACAACTTTCGACGGCGTGGACACTACTGATGGTAATACTACATTTGATAACAACGGCACTAGATTCACACAGGAAGAAGTTACTTTTGACCGAAAAATAAATCCAAGTTTCCAATTAATGTTCAGCAAGAGTGCAAACACAGACGGAATAACACATATTTCAAAAGAGCCTAAATTAGTGAGAAGTGTTTAATAAATAGTACGACATGGCAAGTTCAATTACCACTACAAATATTGATGCTACTTTTCCAGTAGCAGGACAAGATAACGATTCACAAGGTTTTAGAGATAACTTTTCTCAAATTAAAACACAACTTAGCACTGCATCTACAGAAATAACTTCTTTGCAGGATAATAGAGCAACTACAAATGCTGATACTGATTTTAATGGGCATGATCAGTCCAAACTAGTTCTTAAAGATTGGGGACAAAAAGTCGTAGCAAAAGGCTCAGTAAGTGGATCAGTATCATTGGATTTCGAAGATGGTAATGTTACAACATTGACCACTTCAAATAACGTTACTTTAACATTTACAAACTTTCCACAAGAAGATGATGCTTCAACAAACACTCATGCATCTATGAGAGTATTTCTTACTAAAGGAACATCAACACACACTGTAACTCTAACAGGAGTAAGCTTTCCGACTGTTGCAAGTTTTAATGAATCCAACTTGGATTCCTCAACAATGAGTACAACATTCCCTGATAGGAAAAGCACGTTTGTTTTTGATGTTTTCTCAGTTGATGGTGGTACAACAAAGTTTATAAGCACCATACTTGAATATCCTTCAAGCTCATAATAGATGTTTCATCCTACTTTAGATCCTAAAGGATTGTCTGATTCGGAGTTGGAATCCCAATTAAAAGATGTTACAATGAAAATACAACAAGCCGCTAGAATGATGAATCGTAATCTATACGATCAATTATTGGCAATAAACAATACGCTTTTAATGGAACAAGAACAAAGAAAATTAGATAAGAAAAACAATGACCCTGAAAGTTCCGAGTTTGATAATTTAATAAATGTTAGATGATGGTCTGATATGGCGAACTAGATTCACCAATACACTTTACGTTCAAAACAAATTATGGCCTAATGACACTGACGTGGAGATCCACATGACTCCGATTGCCGAGGATTCCAAACAACAACATATTGCTTTCGAAAAAATTAAGTATGTTTTCAACAAAATATTACAAAATTCTTTATTCATTGATAACAATAACCAATATCAATTATTCGAAAAATTCAACACGTTAGCCATTGATTTTTTCGAAAAACCAGTTGATCAAGTGGTTGGTATATGTTTGTTCACAAAGTTAAATGCAATGATAGGAGATTGCTTACGTGTTGATACTTTGGAAATTGAGTCTTGGCAAGGCGAAAACTTAAGATTCATTATTTCAGACAGCAGTCCCGAGAATGATTTATTGCATTCGTCAACTGTTAATAATCCATGGTGGAAAGATAAGAGTCCAAGATTTAGTAACTTTACCAAAGAGGACTTGACATGGGAACGACTTGGCTTTACAATAACTGATGATAATGATAAATTTAAAATTATACAGGGTGGTAGATGAACACTAACGAATATGGACAAGTAATGTTCACAGTAAATGAAATACTTGACATGATGTACTCTGGACAAAACATAGATCATTGTGACTTTGCAAATTTGGAAACACAAAAATATAATCAGTTTGCAAATTATTTTGACGTTCCGGCTAAAAATGTTGTGGAGCCTATACAGGAAAGTGCAGACACATTCCATGAAAGTAAAGCAAACACATGGCATATGCCAGAACAGTATAAAAAAATGGATATAGAAAAGTTTTTGTCAGAATTGCTTGTCAGTAAAAATTTAACATCAAGTGCTTATACAAATAGATTAATAGAAGAACTAGAACAATTTAAAAAAAGGAAAATGGTTAATGTGTTAAAATTTTTGTGTTATCTAATGCAAACATGTAAAACACACAACATAGTGACAGGGGTTGGACGAGGATCTTCCGTGAGTAGTCTTGTACTTCATTTATTAGATGTGCATCAAATTGACCCTGTTAAATACAGTTTGGACTACAAGGAATTTTTGAGATAGGAGAATTTATGCCAAGAAAAATGCAATCAAAAAAAGTACACTTTTCCATGCAAGGAAGGCCTGTTGACTTCGAAGCCATGCGAACTAAACATGAAAAATCAATTGCAGTAGGAAATACAAAAACAAATGCAAGAGGTGACGAACTAGGCAAAGGCGGAAAAATAGTTAAAAAACGTGATGAAAAATAATGCCAACTAGAGTACAGGGAAAAATAAAACCACTCAAAAAAAGAGTGCTAGTATCTAACATGCACTTTGGTATGTTAAAAACTAAAAGCGGAGTGATCCTTCCGGATGATGATGGCACTGCCGCAGGCACTAGACCCAGATGGGCAAAAGTATATGCTGTTGGCCCACAACAGCAAGATGTAGAGATTGGTCAATGGGTGTTAATTGCACACGGCCGATGGACAAGACAAGTAATGCTTGACCAGGGCGATATTGATGTTGATGTCAGGATGGTTGATGAAAATGATATTTTGTTGATCAGCGAAGAAGAACCTGATGTTAACACAATCACCGCTCCCTACAAATAATCAATAGACAAATTTTATTAAAACTGTTATACTAATAGTATGAATACACTTTGGGTTGAAAAACATAGGCCGAATACACTACAAGGATATGTGTTCCGTGATGATGCACAAAAAAAACAAGTTGAACAATGGGTATCATCCAAGTCTATTCCACATTTGTTATTTTCAGGCGCTCCGGGTGTAGGCAAAACAACACTGGCAAAAATACTGTTGAACTTGTTAGAAGTTGAAGGCACAGATATACTTGAAATAAATGCTTCAAGAGAAAACTCTGTAGATGTGATCAGAGATAAGATAACAAACTTTGTTCAGACAATGCCTTTTGGTGAATTCAAAGTTGTGCTGTTAGATGAGGCAGACTATATTTCTCCCAACGGACAAGCGGCACTGCGTGGTGTTATGGAAATGTATCATCAATCTGCAAGATTCATATTAACTTGCAACTATCCAAACAGAGTTATTCCAGCACTGCATTCAAGATGTCAAGGCTTTCATATTGAAAAGATAGACAAAACTGAATTCACTGCTAGGGCGGCAGAAATATTGGTTGGTGAAGGCATCCAGTTTGATTTGGATACACTAGACACATATGTCAAAGCAACATATCCTGATCTAAGAAAATGCATTAACACATTACAAATGAACTGTGCTGATGCAAAACTACAAGCGCCAAATGTTGCTGATGTAGGTGAGCAAGATTATAGGATAGAAATGGTGGACTTGTTCAAGGCAGGCAAAATAACAGAGGCAAGAAAACTGTTGTGTTCACAAGCACGTCCAGAAGAAATGGAAGACATTTATCGTTGGATGTATGACAACATTGAGATATTTGGTGAAACAGAAGATCAACAAGATGAAGCCACACTTGTTATTAAACAAGGTATAGTTGATCATTCGTTTGTTGCAGAAGCAGAAATAAACTTATCTGCTACACTTATTAAGTTGTCACGAATACGTAATCAAGCTTCTTCATAAATTTTCAAAGCTTCAGTGACAGCATAATGTCTTACAATATCCTCACCAAACAATTGAACATTACATATGTACCTAGTATGGGTACGCCATAATTTATGTAAAAAATGTGCCATACCATTATCTTTTCCTCGATCAGTTTGGTCTAAGTCACCAGTAACAACAAGTTTTGATCCTTCACCAATTCTAGTCAACAACATTTTGAATTGGTTGACTGTGGTGTTTTGCATTTCATCTGCTATAATGTAAGAATTTTCAAAAGTTCTCCCACGCATGAATGCCAATGGTGCTATTTCAATTTGTTCTTCTCTGATCATTTTTGCAACACGATTGACTGTGTAGTTTTTATGAAATATATCAATCAAAGGCCTTGTCCAAGGCTCCATTTTTCGTTGTAGTGTTCCAGGTAGGAATCCAATATCTTCATCTGCGCCAACCACAGGTCTAGTAATCACTATCTTTTCAATCTTTTGTAGTTTCATAAGATCTATGCCGTTTTGCGTTGCAAGTAGTGTTTTGCCACATCCAGCTGGCCCATGTGCAATAACAATAGATCTTTTATCATCCTTAAGCATCTGCCAATATTTGTGCTGATTAGGCGATCTTGGTTTTACTTCGAAACGCGAAAAATCGTCACGAAGATCGTCAAAAGATAAGACAGTTTTGTGTTTCATAATATACTCCGATTGTTAATTTAATATGCGATTGCATATGCAAATATTTAAAGTGTGCAAATTTATGATATCTATGCTTATAATAAAAAAAGTATGTGGACCTTTGTTGACAATAAATAGTTTATTATGATTGATACATTAGAAATTATCCGCAACATAAAAAAAATATATGCATCAGATGCCATTGTTGAAACAGTGGTAAACATGGAAAAAGTTATGGATGATGTCAATATGTATGCATATAAAAATTGGGCACTAGGTGAACTTGTAGACGGTCCACACGTAAACAAGTACGATACTACAATGACATTTATGTGGGAACAAAACAAAATGCCTGATCCAGACGCTGGCAAAAGATTGCTTAATATTGGTGGCAAGGTAGAATACAAACGTGATGTTAAAATGACGCCAAGAAGAATTGAATCATATTCGGATTATAGACCAGGAACTAAAAAAGCAAAATTAGATGAAGTGCCTGTATGGTTAGTAAAGATTACTTTGCCCAACCAAGTTATTGAAGACTTTAATGCAGAGGCACAAATTACAAAATCAGTAACAGGGATTGCAGTTGATCAGTCTCCACAAGACGCGGCAGAACTATGAAATCAGTAAAAAATTTAGAGATGCAAAGTCATGTCAGTGAAGTTATTACTATTGATAATTTCCAAGCTAAACTTGGCAAAGATGAAGATGTATCGGTAATAAAGTTACAAACTGATAACAAGTCAGTGGCTGAAGATCTAGTTCATTTTATCGAAACTGGCTCTAAATTTGTGTTGGATGCGGATAATTCTCCTGCTAAAAATGAAGATAATAGATATGATGTGTTCGTTGAAATAGAAAGAAATATAGATCTGCCAAAAAATATAATGGAACTTGTAAGAGATATTGAGCAGGTAACTGGAATGTTACCTTGGAAATTTTCGTTCTATAAAAATCAGAAACAATTTAAACTTAGCGAACAAAATCTTACAACTATTATTCCTACTTCTGCATCTCAATATACTTTTCTTACTGACGACAAAGTTGAAGAAGATATAGCAAAATTTTTTGAATCTGCCCCAATAATCCATAAAAGGATAAATGGAAAAAACATCATTCTAAAAAAAGCTTATACTAAACACGAAATGGTCGTCGAAGCATTTGACCATGATGTCCAAGGCACTTACAAAATTGATAGAGAATCCAGCGAACAATCTTCGTATCTCAATCATTGGTTAGGTGGCGGATATTCTGTAGTTAAAGTTGATGACCTATTTAAAATTACAAAAGGGTCAAAATCAATAGTCGCAAAAATAAAGGAGTTATAATGGCATCACAAAATTGGATCAAATCATTAGAAGCAATCTTGCATCACGAAGGCGGATATGTAAATCATCCAAAGGATCCTGGTGGGGAAACTAATCTTGGTGTAACCAAACGAGTGTACGAAGACTTTGGCGGAACCAAAAACATGAAAGAACTTACTAGAGAAGATGTTGAACCAATTTATAAAAAAAATTATTGGGACAGAGTCAAAGGCGATCAGTTGCCTGCAGGACTTGATCTTTGTGTGTTTGACTTTGGAGTAAACGCAGGCACAGGCAGAGCTGCCAAGTATCTGCAAACATTGATTGGTACAGTGGCCGATGGTGGAATAGGCCCAAACACCTTAAAAACACTGGATGCATATGTGTCTAAACATGGCGTCAAAGAAACAATTGAAAATTATCAAGCAGAAAGACAAAAGTATTACGAGAGCCTATCAACATTTGATACATTCGGCCGAGGATGGACAAGACGAGTCACTGAAACTACCGAAATGGCTCTATCAATGATATAATATGTTCGGAACTTTTAAACTTGTGATGGTTGGCATCTTGGTCAGTTCACTGGCAGGAGCAGGACTTTATGTAATGAAACTTAGATCAGACAATGCCATACTAAAAGCTAATCAAATTAAACTA